CTGATAATGAGACGGTCTTTTCAGAAATTAGTAAAAAACATTTTAAAATGGATAAAGATAATACAGATTATGAACCCCGTGATATATTTACTGGATATCAAAAAGAAGAATCAGAACCTAAAAAAATTAAAGAAAAAATAGATGAAAAACTTAAAGAATTGAAACAACCTGGAACAGATCATGAAATGGGCGTAGGAAGTACTAGCGATGTAGATAAATTTATAAAGGTGACTGAGGCACAATTACCAACAATTAAATATAATAAAGAATGGAATATATTAATAGAATTATTAAAAGAGCAAATGCAAACTAATATACCTGGATCAATGGGGGGTGATAGTAATTTTGCATTTTTATCTAGTTTAAAAGAAAACATAACACACGAATTAGTAAATTTAATTCATAGTGCAGCATCAAATGTAAGTTTAGCTCAATTAGAACCAATATATAATTCTGTGCTAATATTTATGCAGCATGTATCGCCGATAATTCATAAAACAGGCAAGGATAGTGCAAGTAAAAAATATTATTATGAGTTGAGTTTGCACTTAAACGAAAAAATTATAAAGTTTATTGTTGTAGATGATGAAACCCCAACAGCAGCACCAAGAACAGACTATATGGATGAAGAAACCCCAACAGCAGCACAATTAGATGCACCAGCAGCATCAGCAGCACCAGCAGCACAATTAGATGCACCAGCAGCACCAGCAGCACCAGCAGCACCAGCCGCAGCAGCAGCAGAACAAATTGCTAGTAATGACGGTATATTTAATCCTTTTAAAAAGTTTAATGTAAAAAATAGAAAAGATGAAATAAAAACTTTTTTTGAAAAAACAAAAATACAACATCTAAATAAATTATTTGAATTAACAGCAACTACAACAGCATTTTTTATGATATATTCACTAAATATTATTCGATTACTATATAGTAATATTGAACATGATTTTATAAATATAGTAGACCCTGACAAAGCTAAGGAAAAAAATGATTATGAAATTATGATTATTAACGCAAAAGAATTATTATCATCATATTTACATAATAGTTATAATGATGATGGCAATGATTTTGACTCATTAGAAAGTTTAAAAGATAAATTAATTAAATCAGATGAAAGTACCGCATTTAAAATATTATATTTTAACATATTACAAAAAAATTCTTTTTCAGAATTAGCGGATAGCCAGCCCAAACACAACAAGACTTTAAGATTATTTAGTACGAAAATCTCTTCTATCATTAAAAAAGCTTCACAATTGAAAAAATTTTTGGAAGATGGCTTAATAAAAGTAAACGAACTAATCAAAAGTTATACTGAATATACTAGTACTTTACATTTTGAATTTGAAAGTACAGAAGATAATACTTATTTTACAACATATATTCAGCATACGATATATAAATTACAAAAAATTAAAGTTGAAATATTGATTGAAATTGAATTATTAATAAAATTGTTAAAAAAATTAAAAGAGAAATCGTATGAATTAGTATATGGATTATTAACAACACAATCAAACTCGGGAGCAAGTTTTGATAAATGTATTGATGATCTTTATGAATTAATTAACTTAATAAATACGCCTAGTAGTGATGAGTCAAAACCAGAAGCTTTAATAAATAAAAATCGTGCTATTAAATCAAAAAATAAATTAGCTGGTAAAGTATGTAATATATTACATTATATGAAATATAAAAACCCTATTCCTCAACTTGATTATGTAGAATATGATTTAGAACCATTTGAAGATAGCGATAAAGTATCTAGATTCATATCAAAATATCATGAAACTTCAATATATAATGAAAAAAGTGTTAAATTGTATTATGGGTCATTATATAATACTGATAAGATAATAAAAGAATGGCATATTAAAAATTTAAGTTTATATATAGAATTAAGAAATGAAGTAATAAAAACACGATTATATAATATTACTATGCTAGAAACAATATTTAATGCTGTATTTAATGTATTTACTGAGAAACAAGATATAGTCGTCATAGAAGCTTTAAATAAAGCATTATTGGATTTAATTAACGCAATTAAAGAGGGTTTAATTACAAACTATATAAAAACAAAATTAAGTTATGATAAAGCTTTTGCTGATATTTTAAACCAAAACCTTTTAGAAATAAAAAAATTTGCGTTAAAATTAGAAAAAAAACTAAAAAGTATTCCAAAAGAAACATTACATCAGACCACGCATGATACATTAACTAATATGAGAAATATAAAAAGATGTATAGAAGGACATATGGATGCAGAATTCCCAAAACTATTTGTAGTAGACCAAGAAATGAAAGAAACAGCAGAAGCAGAAGCAGAAGCAAAAGCCAAAGAAGCAGAAGCAGAAGCAGAAGCAAAAGCCAAAGAAGCAGAAGCAAAAGCCAAAGAAGCAGAAGCAAAAGCCAAAGAAGCAGAAGCAAAATTAATTGAAGATATAAAAATTAGTTTGAATACAGAAGCCAGTGGAATGATAGAAGTGGAAGTAGACGAAGATGCAGAAGCAAAAGCAGAAGCAGAAGCAGAAGCCAAAGCAGAAGCAGAAGCCAAAGCAGAAGCACAATTAATTGAAAATATTGAGCACTTTCTACCTATTATAAGTATAGAACTAAAAATTTTAAATCCATTAAAACAATTAGACATATTTAAAGAAGCGTGTAAGTTTTATAATAAAGGTTTTACTAAAAAAGAAGAAGATGAATTAGAAAAAGCTAAAAAAGAAGCAGACGATGCAGCGAAGATAAAGGGTAAGACTCCTAAATTAGTTTTAAAATGTAAAAAACTCCAAGAAAAGAAAAAAAAAATGGATGCCGCTATTAAAAAAAAAGATAGATTTGAAAAATTTGAAATTTTTAAAGATAATGCTACTGAATATCCTAATAAAAATGATTCGTTTATAATATTTATGAAAGAAAAAATGGAATATTTAAATATATTATTTGAAATATTATGTAATAATAAAAATATTTCATCATTAATAAAATCGCTTAAAAAAGAGGGTGATGAAAAAGGTCTTGAAATATATTTAGGTTTTGATTCAGAAAATATATTAGATAAAGATAGCGGTACATTTGTTGATAATAGCGATACATTTGTTGATAATAGCGATTAGTATCCAAGTACTGATCAATAAAAAATATAAAGTATGTTTAAATATGCTTATTAGATTTGGTAACTAATAATAAATATTATATAAATATTATATAAATATTATTTATTTTATTTATAATAGATAAGTTCGTTAGAAATGTCAACTCGGCAACAATTGTTTGAATTTGAAAAACGTCATGGTTTTTCTTATAGAATTGGTGTTAATGATAAATATCACTTAAAAGATAGTTTAGAAATTGATAATAGTCTAGCAAATTTATTAGAAAAAAAATTAGAAGATTTATATATATTAAAAAAAACAATAAAAGATAATCATATTCCTGAAATTTCTACAAGTTTTAAAAGTTTATTTACACATTTAGATGCAAACCGTGACGGACAAATATCTAAAATTGAGTTTTGGAAATTTTTTACTGATGTGGTAAGATTAAATATAGATATTACTAAACTGTTTAAAGATAGTAGTACTACATTAAATTTGAGTGAAAAAGTAAATATCCAACGAAATATTGCTGAATTAACCAAAGCAGCCCAAGAAGCCCAAGAAGCCCAAGTAGCCCAAGCAGCCGAAGCAGCCAAAGCAGCCGAAGCAGCCGAAGCAGCCCAAGAAGCCCAAGCAGCCCAAGCAGCCCGAGAAGCCCAAGCAAAAGCAGAAGCAGCAGCCCGAGCAAAAGCAGAAGAAGCCCAAGCAGCCCGAGAAAAAAAACAAAAACTAGAAGAGTATTTAAAATTACATGATAATATAAATACTTTTAATCGTTTATTTGATGTAAATTTATTTGATGAGACAAAAGTTGAAACTGTAACTAAAGATAAGGTAATAAAATTATATGGTATGTTAGATGAGAATTTTGATAACCAATTAAACGAGAGTGAAATTATTAATGGTTTAAATATTAACGCCACAGATATAGAAAGCAAAGATATAAAAAAAATTTTAATAGAAATTTTTGAGTTATTAGTAAAAAAAATATCAATAATGATTGATTTAGCAAATATCAAAAGTAAACTTCAACATGAATATGAAGCCGATGATAACTATGATTTCGATACGCAAAAAAATCATTTAAAATATCTTTTTCATTCATTAGAAATTTCAGAAAAATTTTTGTTAAAATTAAAAAGTACAGGATATAAAACAATTAATTTACAAAATGATATTCGTCTATTATTAGATATTCATCTTTGTATAAGTATAGAAGATGAAAGGCCTATAAAGCAGATGACTGGGTGCTACAAAGCAATTTATAAACAAGGTGAGGCAAGCACAGGCACGGAGACAGAGACAATAGAGACCGATGTTATACTAAGTGCAAAATATGACCAAGATATGCCAATAGACAAAACGAATAAAAGCGGTTTAAATAATATTAATAATTTATTAAAATTATTAGATGAATTACAATCATTCATTTATATTTTTTTAAAAAATGAAATAAATTTAATTCATGTATTAAAAGAATGTAAATTACAATTATTAAAAGCAAAAGAAAAATTAGAAATTTTAAGAATAAATTTTTCCAAATCATATATAAAAGAACAGCAATTATCAATAGAAGGCTCCCAAGCAGTTCATCATATTCAAGTATCACCACCAGGACAGTCAGAACAATCAAGAGCAGGATCAGAGGTACCATTAGGACATAAAGGACAAATTAGAGAAGGATCAGTAGGATCATCACAACAATCAAGAGATCAAACGCCTGTTAATAAAGGTCCTGGTAAAGAAGGTAAAGAAGGTGGAGGAAAGAAAAAGAAAGAGAAAAAGAAATCTATGGAATTTAAATTTTGAGTACATAATTCTTTCAAAAAGCTAAATTTATAAAAGTTCTAAAAAATTATAAAAAAATAAAATTATGTACTCAAAATTAATACACTTAATACACTTAAAAATATCTCAACTATATCTATATGTATTATCGTATCATATCATGATAAATTATGATTATATTCAACATATCAAGTATATTGATTATAATTGTATAAAAGGTTTTCAATATGAAAAATATGTATTAAAAAAATTACACGATTACTTTGATATCGATGAGATATATTTATGGAAAGATGTTCCAGACCATTTATTAATTAATTCGGGAATTATTCTAAGCAATGACCTTATTTCTGTTAAAGATAAATATAAAACGAATAAATATTATAGAAATTATAATGTTTTGCTCGATACCGGTATTGATATTATATTTAAAACAAATGAAGATATAATTTACCTTGTTCAATGCAAAGCATATAACTCTATAATATCTCAGAAACATCTATCAGGGTTTTTTAGAACATTACTAGATAGTTATGTAATAAATACGAAAAAAAATAAAAATAATATTAAAGGTCTAATAGTTCATACCAGCTCTATATCAGATTTAATTAAAGAAAGCTATTGTTATAAAGAAAATATAGTAAACGATATTCATATACCATTTTATTCTAAAAATCCTAAAAATAAACTAATAAAATACAAACGTATAAGTATAATATTTATGATAAACTTTAACTGCATTATGCTATATATCTTGTATATTATACATATTTACGTTAATAAGTTATGATAATATAATATGATAATTATGATTTTTTAGCTTTCGTTTTTTTTCGCTTAACATTCTCCTTTTCTTTTTGCTTTTTTCGCTTAGCTTTCTCCTTTTCTTTTTGCTTTTTAAGCTTAGCTTTCTCCTTTTCTTTTTGCTTTTTAAGCTTAGCTTTCTCCTTTTCTTTTTGCTTTTTAAACTTGGCTTTTAGATCCTCAATTGATTTACTTAGCTTTGTAATTTTAACCTTATTTTTAACCTTATTTTTCTTTAATAGTTTAAGCCTTTCTTTAATATTATTGATTTTAGTTAAATATTTATTTATGTTTTTACCTCCTCCTGGTCTTGCAGGTCCTGCTGCTGCTGCTGCTGCTGCCGAAATATCTGTTTTTAAATGGTAAATGAAAACGTCGGATGGGAGGGAGAGGTGGTGGCGTCTGAATTCTTGTTGTATACAATCTATTAAATCCACATGCCGTAAAACGATATTCGTCAATTGATTTGCAGGATGCACGTCGCCTATACTATCAATATTTTGTCTCATAGTTAGCGCAGCATTAGTAAAAATAACCCCCGTCGCGTAACTCTTCGCTGTTGCTAACTGATACATTGTAAGTAACATCAATTCAGAAACAATTCCCATAATTTGAACTTGTTCTACTTTGGAAGAGACGCGCATGCTGTCTGTCCGCCAAGCATTATGAACAGGACTAATTAAACCATCAATATAATGTGTGTATGCAAAGAACATACGAGTTTTAGGGATGGCGCCGAGCGGGTTGAGTGTAAAATGTAATTCTGATACTTGACCAGAGTTGGGGCTTCCGCTTCCATCTATATCAAATGAATAAAATATACTCCAATGTATATATTGTGTAAATTCAAAAAGTACTGAATATGCAGTATTAGCACCTCGCGTAACACATCTTAATAATACGGAACAAACTAACGTTCCATCTGTTTTGTAAATAGGCAATTTTATAGTAAAATGACGTTGTTTGCGTTCTCTTGGCCTTTTCCTTATGTCATCGTTAGGTGCAAAGTGTTCCCATATAATTAAAAAAAAACTTCTATGTAATTCATAGTTATCTTGGCTCTCGCGCGTTTGTCGGGCTCGCTCATCACTTATAGAAGCAGAAATTCGCCTTACAAGTGAGCCACCAACACCACCTCGCGCGATATATTTCTTACCACCAAATCCAGTTAAGGAGCTGCCGGGGCTGCCGGGGCTGCCGCGTAGTGTTGAGGTCTGGCTGGCTTGTGTCTCTGTCTCTGTCTCTGGCTCTTTCTCTCTCTTTCTCTTTTTATCTTCCCGTGCCCGTGCCTCGGCGCGCTGCTGGGCGTAATAACTTACCTGCTGTGAAAGTGGCGCCGCCTCCCTCTCCCGTGCTAGTGCCTGTTTCTCTTGAACACTAAATGGTTCTAAGTTATTAGAAAGTAAATGATCAATGGACGATATTGAATTATAAATAAAAGACTTTTTTTCTTTTGTGTCATGTTTATAAGTAATTACCATGGTATATGGATCTATATCGGTATGTGGTGTTATACTGGTATCTGGATCTATACTGGTATATGGCTGTATATCTGAAATCTCCCTTCCATTAAATTCATTAAGCAGAATCGTTCCATCCTCACTAAAATTAGCTGGGTGAGTCTCACTAATATAATCTTCTTCTTCTCCCTCAAAAGCGTTAATTGAATTTAAAGATTTTTTGTGGTAGTATGGTGAAACATTATTAAATTTTTTTACTTGGGGAGCTTCTTCTCCTGAATCACTCATTATATCTATCTATTTAAACCAAATAATTAATATGATAATATAATTCGCCCATGGTACCATCGTTTTTATTTATTATAAATGCAGTATAATTTTTATAAATACATATAATATCCTCATCAATTAATGTCATAAATATTATATATATAATTATAAATATAACACTAAATATAATATCATTATAATTAATTTTATCGCGATATACCATAAGTAATGGTGGTATTTTTAATAAAGTATTGATAATTATATAATAAAATAATGATGTATGTTCATTATAATTATATGCAATATTGGCAATATTGATTATATAAAATCCGGTTGCTATACAAAGCAATATTATTGGATTATAAGGAAATATCTTAACAACATATAAATAACTATAAAGTACTATCCAAACAGATAAAAAATATAAAATAGGTATATATTCTTTATCCATATTTTTTGTTTACTTCTATATATTAATAGTCATTATAATCGTCGTAGTAGCTATCATAGTAATGGGTTTTTTAGCATCTGCTTATATATAAATAATGTAATTATCTTTAATTATCATAGTATATTTAAAATTAAAAAATTGTGTTAATATAATATAGTAAAGCAATGAAAGATAAAAATACTAAAAAAGATAGCCCGAATAGAAAACAAAAAGCAAGTAAAAAACAAAGTGTTGATAGAGAAAAAGCAAAAAAGGTTATGACAAAATCCCAGTACTTGGAGCAAATAAAAAAGCATAAAACTAAAATAAGTATGTTGAAAAAAGTATATACAAATATGATTGTTAGAATGTCTAAAACGGATTATCATGATAGAATCAGTAAACTTAAAAAAAAAATATCTAATATTAAAAAAAAAATGAAAAACATATAAAAGAGTATAGATAGTATTTACCCGCCCCCCCCCCATCAATTATAATTAATAATCATTATAATCGTCGTAGTAGCTATCATAGTAATCTGCGAGTTCATCGTAATAAAAGTCGTCCTCGCAAAATGATTCTTTATCCTCGTATTCTTCTTCATTCAGAAAATTGTCAATACCATCTAGATAGAAATAAGTATCGGTAGACTTTTCGTCGTGGAGAGCAGCGAAAGCAGCGAAAGCAGCGAAAGCGGAGAACATTGTGTTATTAAATATAACAAGAACACCAATCAATTTTTTACAAAATCTGCAATAAATTCTTCTGTTAATTTATAATCAGGTGGCCTAACAATATCACCATGTGCACTATCGCATTTTAATAGAATATCTATATTCTCTCGCGTAATATTATTTTCAACAATTTTATCATAGCCATAATATGCTCCTAATAATGCACCTGCAATCGCGGCATTTGTATCAGTGTCACCAATAATAATCTCAGACTTTTTCCATTTACCCCTTACACATATCATTGCAGGGATTCCTTCTTTGGGCCCCAAACTAATAATGGCATCTATCGCATCTTTGTAATTATCAAATTGAAATAGTCCCCAGAATGCGCAATAATAAGCGTGAATAATATGTCCCTTACTTATAGTAACATTTCTAAAAGTATTGCTAGATGCTTCATCAAATGCGATTAATAATTTGTCGAACTTTATCATTTCTCTTATTTTTTCCATAATAATATGCTTTGGAGTATTTTCAATAGCCATTTTTATAGCCTGTATATATGTGTATACAGCATTATATACGAGTTCTGATGGATTTGTAATAAATACATCTTCGCGAATAATATTTTCGTCGTTGGCAAATATGTGTGCATACGCTCGCATTAAAGCACCATTGGATTGCGAAGCTTCCATAGTTTCAAAATCGGGATAATGCTTGCGAAACCTATTTAGATATAATTCATAATTAGATTTTGGAGCTATAAAGAGATTTCTAGTATTTCTTCCCATAAATGGTGAACGCCCTTTGCAACCATCAAACTTATTGTTAGCCCAGGTCATGTAATTAACAACAGCTCGCTCTTTTGTATAACCTTCTTTAATGGTTTTTAGTAAAATCATAGCCATTTCAGTATCATCAGATACTTGTCCAACGACACCAACTTGTTTTCCATAAGTTCTTGAATATCTAATAATCGGCGTTTCCAATTTACCATTATAATGAGCATAGGGAAAGAATTCCACAGGAGTACCCAAAGCATCTCCTAATGCGTGTCCAAGAATAATACCATAAACCTTATTCTTATCAATCAAAATCATTGTTATAAAAATAATAAAAATAAAACGCAATCATTTTTTATAATATCTCAATTAAATGCTCAGAAATTTCGGATATTATAATATCATTAAACTTATAAGAATAATAATCTTTTATAGAAACCATGGGATATTTATCCCAATCACAATCTATATTATGAATATTTGATGTATTTTCGTTTTGAAGCATAAAAAATATATAAAACAACATAGATATCAATTTTTATAGAATATAGCACTTAATACGAAAGCATCATGAGGAGAATATCAAAGCTATCTGCGATTTGATATTCGGTATATAATCCTTCAACATACCACAATTCAATATTGAGATTACTATCAAATTTAATATAGTAATGCCTTGTATAATCACGATTATATAGAGAGATTGTGTCAGCAGATACACAGCCAGTAATCTGCATATTATTATCAGTAAGTTTAGCGACATGTGTCTTCAATAGATTGATGGATTCGTCACTCACTCCTCGCCAGTCGTTATAGCACTCCCTAAATACTTCTGCTACATTATTATCAAAATCATTTTTATACTTGTAAACTTTAATTTGCCTATTCTCGTTGTTGATAAGGAGTTCGTAGTTGGTGTATTCCATTTCTTTGATGAAATAAAATTAATCAATATGCCTATCAATTTTTGAAATTAACTGAACATTTTTATTATATAGTAAATATTAGATAATGAGCTCAGACACCAATATATGGGAAACTGGTGTTAATGATAATGGCAATGGAACTGATAATAATCAATACTTTATCTCAGATACATCTGACGCTGAAAAAAGACTAACTATTCAAAGAGGAACAGGAAATATAGGTGTTGGTACTAATGAACCATCTCAATTATTAGATGTAAGCGGTAACATTAACTTGTCGGGTAATATATATTTATCAAATACAGGTACTATTTATAAAAATGGTCAAGAATATGCTGGTGGAAGCGAAGGTACTTCAACGGTATGGCAAGAAAATGGTACGAAAATACATTATAATGCTGGTAATGTTGGTATAAATACAAGTGATCCAACAGAAACATTAGAAGTCGTTGGTAATATCAAAGCTACGAGCTTAGAAGGAGATGGTTCAGGGATAACTAATTTGGATGCCACAGAATTAACAGGAACTATCGATAATGCTAGATTACCGGCTAATATATCTGTGACAAACATATCAGGAGATGGTTCAGGGATAACTAATTTGGATGCCACAGAATTAACAGGAACTATCGATAATGCTAGATTACCGGCTAATATATCTGTGACAAACATATCAGGAGATGGTTCAGGGATAACTAATTTGGATGCCACAGAATTAACAGGAACTCTTGATAATGCTAGATTACCAGCTAATATATCTATAACCGGTGATATGACTGCTAAAAATTTAAATATAACAGGTGTTACTACAACTATCAATACTGATACTTATCAAACTGAAAATTTGGAAATTATAAGCACAGGAGCAGATGGCCCATCGCTAAAAATAACACATGATACAGTATCACATGATGTTATGCAAGTTATTGATGCCAATGGCACACAATCTCTTACAATGACACATGAAGGCAAAATAGGGATTGGAACAGATTCGCCATCAGCGCCACTACATATATATGATACAAGTGATGTATTAAAAGTATCAAACTCAGAAATAACTATAAATAGAAACATATTACCCGAGACAAATGACTCTATTGATATTGGAAGTGCAGAAAGAAAGATTCGTGATATGTATATTAGCGATAATTCATTGTGGATAGGCGATGACCATAAGCTTGCTGTATCTGGTGATGGCACGATGAAGTTTAGAAAAAGAAGAAAATCAACATTACCAAAAGTATTAAGAGATGCTTCTGGGAATGATCAAGCGGCATTATCACATATTAATTCATTACATGGTACTTCATATCAGAATGTAACAGAGTTAAAATTAAATCATGTATTATCATATGCAAGGACTATCAATCCTGAATATAAAACATCTGATATTTTCGGAGACGATACAGAAGACTATGATCAAGATACCGCAGCAGATGCTTGGCAAATTAATAATTCAAAAATATATCTTGGTTCTGGATATACAAATATAGGTATTGGAACAAATGACCCCGATCCTAACTTTAAATTACATGTAGATGGTAATGTACATACTGATGGTACTATATCCGCCGATGATATAACTATAAAAGGTTCTGCTGAAACTGGTTCAGGGTCTATTAAACTAAATTGCGAACTAAATTCTCATGGTGTAGCCATACAAGGTCCGCCGCATTCTGCATATCAAAGTTATACATTAACATTACCATCAACAGCACCAGAAGCAAGTAAAGTATTATCAACAGATGCATCGGGTAATTTATCATGGGTTGATCCAGGTTCTTCATCAGCATCATCAATTCAAAATATAACAACAACCGCATCAAAAGTAACTATTGATACTGAAATGGATGTTACTAATAATGTTACTATTAAGGGATCTGGGGTAACTGGTTCAGGATCTATTAAATTAAATTGCGAAATGAACTCTCATGGTGTTGTCATAAAAGGTCCACCACATGAATACAACCAAAGCTATACACTAACACTTCCATCAACCGCGCCAGAAGCTAGTAAAGTATTATCAACAGATGGATCGGGAAATTTATCTTGGATTGATCAAGCAAGCGGTAGCGGTGGCACAGGCACTAGCGGACCAATAGAATTATCAGTAGAAAATATAATAAATCCAACAACATCTCCATTTTTATTATCAAATGAAATTTCATCTGAATCAGAATATAAAACTATTTATTTTAATTATGATTCTGAAAATGTTAATGCATCTGGACAAACAGAATATACATTAGAGTTTAATAATAGCACCGAGTGTGATATACTACTTGTAGGTGGAGGTGGTGGTGGTGGTGTTGACAATTCAGGTGGTGGTGGTGCAGGGGGTTTAGTATTATTAGAAAATATACAGCTTTATAATGGAATAACTATTAAAGTTGGAGGTGGAGGCGCGGGAGCACCTACTAGCCAAGCAACAGCAGGTTCTGATGGCAAAGATAGTGCAATAGAATTTGTTGAAACATATATAGCTAACGGTGGAGGTGGGGGCGGTACAGGACATATGAGTAATGGCGTACATAGTGGGGGAAATGGTGGTAGTGGAGGTGGTTCAGCAAAAGAAAATTATACTGGTACACCAGGAACAACTGATCAAGATCAATATATATTAAATGGTCTAAGAAGAGGGTGGGGTTTTGCAGGTGGCAATGGTGTGGATTCAGGTGGTGGAGGAGGTGGTGGTGCTAGTGAAATAGGTATTGATGGTGATGTTGCAGGTAATAAATTAGGCGGTAGAGGTGGTGATGGTAAATATGTAGTCAACGGCACAGACTTTAAAACATTTTTTAATATTACTAATACTACTATTGGTGATCATGTAGATGGAAAGGTGTACTTTGCAGGTGGTGGTGGTGGTGGAAATGAGAATAATTTAAATTCAACAAATTTACCAGATGGAAGCGGATATAGTAATCGTGGTGGTTTTGGTGGCGGTGGTGATGGTGGTTACGATACAAACAATAAATCTAATCCAGGTATAGCAAATACAGGAGGAGGAGGCGGTGGTTGCACTCATTTTGGTTTAGTTGACGGTGGTGCTGGTGGTTCAGGTATAGTAATACTTAGATACAAATATCGCAAATCATTAATTATACCATCCAATTATTATGTAACTAAACCGGGACCACAAATTACATCAGGTCCAGTAGCACAAGTAACAGATAGTTATGTTACAGGAAGTGATATGTATAAATATATGATGTTTAAATACGATGCTACTAATGATAATGGAAGTGGGCAAACAGAATATGCTTTTAACTTTTTAGAAGATACTAATGCTGATATATTAATAGTAGCAGGTGGTGGCGGTGGTGGTACAGGTTCATCATCTTCAAGTTCGGTAGCTGGTGCTGGTGGAGGCGCAGGTGGCCTTATATATAAAGAAAATCTAAGTATAAGTGGTGGAACTTATGCTATTAAAATTGGAAAAGGCGGTAATGGATCTATAATTACTTCAACAACAGGAGGTGAAAATGGAATAAATAGTTCAATTGAAAAATCTGATGGTTCAGGTATTGAAGGTACAGACAATTTTATAGCAATCGGTGGTGGCGGTGGCGGAAAAAGATCAGATGATCAAACAGGTAAAAATGGAGGTAGTGGCGGAGGTGCTGTTGGTGGAGCAAGTATCGGAAATTCATTGCAATCTACAAGCTCATCGGGTGGATTCGGAAATCAAGGCGGTACATCAACCGATTCATCTCCTGGTGGCGGTGGTGGTGCTGGGAGTGTTGGCAGTAATGGAAGTAGAGATAATTCAACTATAAAGGGAAATGGTGGTAATGGTAAAGAATATACCATAACAGGAACAAATGTTTATTATGCTGGCGGTGGTGGTAGTGGAAAAGGTGCGACTAGTAATAATCATAAAAATGATCATGGTATTGGTGGATTGGGGGGTGGTGGCAATGGCTGGGATAATATTACATATATTACATCAGACGATTTGAAAGGTACACCACATACAGGTGGTGGTGGAGGTGGTGGTTCTCAAAATACAGATAACATTAATGGTGGTAATGGCGGTTCAGGTGTAGTAATAATAAGGTATTTAGCGAAAACCTTAACACAAGATATAGATACTACTTTGGCGACCAAAGCAGGAGAAAACATAGAATGGGATACAGATAATAATAAGTTTACTTTGTCATCTAATGTTACTATTACAAGTAACCTAGACGTATATAATGATATCAACTTTATGGGTAACTTGTATCAAAACGGAGAATTATTTGTAAGTGGGAATGGCGATGAACCTATTAAATTAACAGTTGAAAACATTATAGCTCCAACATCGTCGCCTGCTGTATTATCATATGATATATCAGATGAATCTGATTATAAAACTATTTATTTAAAATACGATTCGGGTAATGTAAATGCTTCGGGACAAACAGAGTATACATTGAATTTTAGTAATAGTACTGAATGCGACATATTGCTTGTAGGTGGCGGTGGTGGAGGTGGTAGTGACAATTCGGGTGGTGGTGGTGCTGGTGGTTTAGTATTTTTAGAAAATATAACTTTAAATAATGGTGTAACAATTAATGTGGGCGCTGGTGGTGCAAGCGCACCAGCTAGTCAATCAGTGCCAAGTGTAGCAGGGAAAGATAGTAGTATAGAATTCAGTGAAACTTATGTAGCAAAAGGTGGAGGAGGTGGCGGTACGGGTGGTTCAGGGAGACATAGTGGAGCAAATGGTGGTTCTGGTGGTGGTTCAGCATATGAAACTCAGGATGGTTCGCCCGGATCATCAATACAAGACCAATATATATTAAATGGCGTAAGGAGAGGATGGGGTTTTGCTGGTGGTGATGGTAAGGTAACATCGGGTTCGGGTCAAGGAGCCGGTGGAGGAGGCGGTGGTGCGAGTGAAGTAGGTATAAATGGTATTGTTCCAGGCAATAAATTAGGTGGTCATGGTGGCGATGGTAAATATGAAGTTAATGGATTCAATTTCAAAACTATATTTAATATTACTGACACTACTATTGGTGACCATATAGATGACAATGTATACTTTGCGGGAGGTGGAGGTGGTGGTAATGACAATGATACCGATTCAACAAGTTTATCGGATGGTTCAGGATATAATAATCGTGGTGGTTTCGGTGGAGGAGGTGGTGGTGGTTATAATAGTATTAATAAATCAAATCCAGCAATTGCAAATACTGGTGGTGGAGGTGGTGGTGCTACATTTTATAGTCTTGATTATAAAGGTGGTGATGGTGGTTCAGGTATAGTAATACTTAGATATAAATATCGTAAATCATTAAATATACCATCACATTACTATGTAGAAAAACCAGGACCACAAATTACATCAGGGCCAGTAGCACAAGTAACTAATAATTATGTTACGGGGAGCGAATTATATAAATATATGATGTTTACTTATGATGAAAGCGAAAGCATATTAATTGATTTTGAACCATATACAGCGAAAACAGATTGGATAAATTATGCAGATACTTTAATATCAAATGGATTAATAAGCCAATATAGTTTTAATTATATACTAGATGAACCATACCCAAATGCAATATTTACTGCGACTACTGTTGTAGGATATATAGATTTTATAGTACCTTCTGGATATGATGCTGTGGATATAACTTATGGATCAATAAATAATTATACAACATATTTAAAAATAAATGATGTTGATGTCGATAATACAACAACTAATTCTAAAATATATACTGCACAAAATATAGTTGGTGGACAGATAATAAGAATTTATGAAACACTAGGAGAAATAAATAAAATAATAAAAATCAATTATTATAAATTACAAACAGAATATGTTTTAAACTTTTCAGAAGATACTAATGCTGATATATTAATAGTAGCAGGTGGTGGTGCAGGAGGTATGGATGCTGGTGGGGGTGGAGGTGGTGGTGGTGTAGCATATACAACAACACAAATAAAAATGAATGGAACATATACTATAAAAGTTGGTAAAGGTGGTATATTTACAGCAAATGTTGCAGAATTTGCCGAAGATCAAAGTAGTGATGGCAAAAATAGTTCAATAACAAATGGCACCGATACTATTGAAGTTATTGGTGGTGGTTCAGGAGCATATTTACATAGTAATGCCGATGAAGGTAATAATGGTGGTTCGTCGGGTGGCGGTGACTATCAAAATACAGAACCACCAGGTGTAGTTGTAGTTGCAACAAAAACAGGTATATTTGCTAATATTAATACAACAGGTGGTCAAGGAAATACAGGTGGTAATGGTTATGCGGGAGGTGGTGGTGCCGGTGGCGCAGCATCATCATCGACAGCAGATGGTAATGATGGTATACAAAATAATATAGACGGCAATAATTATTACTGGGCGGGTGGTGGTGCAGGTGGTTTTAATAATAATTATACAACAGGAACAGCGTATGGAGGAAAAGGAGGAGGAGGTGGTGGTGGAAATTGGGGTAATGCAACTATGAATACAAACAACGCAAATACGGGAGGTGTTGGTGGTATAAATGCTGGTGGAGATGGTACTTATAATGGTAATGCAAAAGGAGGTGATGCTGGACAACATACAGGTGGTGGTGGTGCCGGCGGTGGTAATACAGCGGGTGGTAATGGCGGTTCAGGTGTAGTAATAATAAGATACTTGGCTAAGTCACTAGGACAAAATATAGATAATACATTAAAAAATAAAGCAGGAGAAAACATAGAATGGGATAATACAGCAAAGAAGTATAATTTGGCATCAGATGTTACTATTGCAAATAATTTAATAGTTACAGGGAATATCATTCAGCAATATGGTATGGGAACGACAGAATCTTATTTATTCTTACAATCAAGTGCAGTATTTCAAAATGATGATATAGAATTATATGAAAATAGAAAAACATCAATAACTTTGCAAGGATGGAGTCCAGACAGCCAATGGCAATCTTTTGGATTATCAAATAAAATAGCAGAACAATTACAAAATTGTTTTACATATTTCTTAAAAGGAAATAGACGGGATGGTAATATACATATAATAACTTTAAATAATAGTCAAACAAATGCGACAGCAGATAGAAAATACTATGCTATGAGAATATCATCCACACAAATGAAAGTATGGGGGAGTTATGATACGACATATCCGTTAGCATATAGCAGTGCTTTAACATGGGTTTTTTCGAGCGGAGCAACTATTTATAAGACATTTTAAAATGAGTACATAATTTTATTTTTATAAACTTTTAAATTTTCAAGAGATTTTTTAGATTATGTACTCATTTTTTAAATTGTAAAGTGTATTCTATGCAAATTATTATAACTCATTTATTTATAATTCATGATATAAAAACGAGTACATAATTAATAAAAAAGTATAAATTTCAAAAAGTTTATAAAATTCATAGAAAAATAAAATTATGTACTCGTTTTTATATTGATAATTATAATTGTCTTTCGCAAAGTAACCTACCTTGATTATCTGTCATTTGTAATCTTTTTACAGCATTGTCTTTGCGTTCTCCAATAACCATCCATTCAATTTCTATATCATCGATGGTATTTTCACAATTGACTTTTACAATACCATT